CATGTAACAGTTAATCAAGTAATGGTTCCTGAACAGTTTTATGAAACACTAGAACGTTGTAATCGGTTACGTTCCAAAGGAATTAATGTAACACTTAAACCACAAAGCAATGATACTGCAACTGCTATCGTAGATGGATATACTCCCGAAATGATCAAGATCATGCAAGATGACTTTGAACAACAAGAAGGTTATCAGATTAGATTAACAGACGGTCATCAAGATTATTATATCGATCAAGCAGAACGATTTAATGCGTTGGGTTTTAATCAGTTTACTGATTGGACTTGCAACAGCGGATACCAAAGTGTTATAATAAGAGGTGACGAAGTAAAACGAGCATATAGTTGTCAAGAAGAATCTTTGGGCACAATAGAAAAATTTACTTTGTTTTCCAACCCTAAAAAATGTGTAACTACCAGATGTGTTAGCTCAGCAGATAGCAAGGTACCAAAATGCAAATAGATACCGAACACTTACATTTTTGGATGCAGGCCATCCGACAAAGTCCAGATCCTATGAGAACTATGGACGCATTTTGGCAAGGGCAAATTAAAAGCAAAGAATGGTTAATAGACAATATTAAACCCTATGTTGCTAATGCCGTGAGTATAGATATTCACGGAGGATGGGTAGGTGTCTTGGCCAGTCTTTTATTTCAAAGTGATATCGCAATTAAATATCTGCGTAGTATAGACATAGATCCGGCATGCCAGCCGATCGCCACAATGATGAATAAGATAGAAGAGCAAGACGGATACTTTAAGGCTGTTACCGCTGACATGTGCGAAGTGGAGTCTACAAGCGATATCATAATTAATACCAGTTGTGAACACATCACACAGGAGCAGTACGATAAATGGTTATCAAATTTACCAGACTCAAGTCTGCTGGTACTACAAAGTAACAATTACGATATTCCGGAGCATGTTCGATGGGCCAATGATCTCGGTGATTTTCAAAAACAAAGTAATATAAATGTACTGTGGAGTGGCGAGTTACCTACACAGTTGTATAATCGTTATATGTTAATAGGCTACAAACATGTTTAAATTTAATGAACTAAACGCTCTTCAAATTGAAATAACTAATCGCTGTCAAGCAGCCTGTCCACTTTGTGCAAGAAACGTGCATGGTGGGTTAGATAATCCTATAATGAAGTTAAATGATTGGTCTCTCGATGATTTCAAAAGAATTTTTAATAAAGAAGTATTGTTACAGATTAAATCTATTGATTTCGCAGGAACTGCTGGAGAGCCCACACTTAATAAAGATTTAATTGCCATGTGCGATTATGTTAAGACAACTAATCCAGCTATATTCATTAGTATTTTTACTAATGGTGGCGCACGAAATTCTAAGTGGTGGGCAGAATTAGCAACAGTAATGCCATTCAATCATAGCGTAGTTTTTGCATTAGATGGATTAGAAGATACTAATCACCTATACAGAGTTAACGTGACATATGATATGGTTATAAAGAACGCAAAGACTTTTATAGCAGCAGGTGGCTATGCAACGTGGCAGTTTATACAGTTTAAACATAATCAACATCAAATTGAGGAAGCTAAACAACGAGCTAGGGATATTGGATTCAAAGCATTTTCATTAAAAACTAGCCGCAGGCACGGTGACGAACCATTTAAAGTACTAGATAGAGATGGTATTGTTACACATTACTTAGAATCTTCAGATTCTGCTCCTATCAAATTTATTAAGAAGGGAGACTTTGATAATTTTAAAAAATGGGATAAAGCTGATGAAATCCATTGCTATGTTAAAAAGAATAGAGAAATTTATATTGACGCAAACTACATAACCCTGCCTTGTTGCATTATGGGATCGTTAACCTATTTAAATATTGATTATAATAAAGAATATTATAAACAGTACAACGTCTACGATTCAGTGTCAAACTATGATGCCGGCACTGGATTAAATGAAAGTTTTTCAAAACTGGTAAATGATATGGGTGGATTTGATGCTATTGATGCTAGTAAAGTAGACATTAAAAGTTTGCTTGAATCGGAGATGTGGCAAACAATTATGCAGAAGAAATGGAAGGATAAAGATTCTGATGTATGTATTAAGATGTGTAGTGCATCTAGTCCTTTTTCCACTATGGAAGATCAAGACACTTACGTAGAACGCTTTACTTAAACTCAGATTGGAATCCTGCTCTGCTACCTTTCCTTGAAGTACCGTAAAACCACCAATCTATATTAATAGTATACCGTTCAACATTGCTGTTATTAACACCTGTATAATGATTTAAATGACTAGGAAAGAACACAATTAAATTGTTTTCTGGAGTAACTGAATATTCTTTATGATTGATATTATTAGTTGTATGATAATCAAAATCAAGAGCTGATGGGAATAAATTTAAATAATTTGGATCTTTTTTAAATATTAGATTGCCACTATTCTCAGCAGTTTGCAAATATACGCAAGAGCTAAATGCACTAGTGGTATGCGTATGTGGTCGATTCCAATTTCCAGGACCGTGTCTGGTTATCCAACTATGTCTAATACGTATCTTTAGTGAGTCGTGTACACACAGTACATTATGCCAATACTCGTATGCAGCAGTATAGATAGTTTCTCTTAGGTCTGAAAACTCTGGATATGTATCAAGTATTTGTTTATTTTTGGAAATAGAAAGATCACAATTATCTATAGATAATGTTGATTGATCTACATCGCCAGCAGCATACGGTATGTACTCAATTGTTTTTGCAAAATCAATAGTAGTCAACGGAATAGTTGGCAACATGCTTGTTGTAATTGGCACTGTGAATATGTGTTCTACTTTCATGAAATATTTATAACCCTTATAGAACTAACTAAATATTTTCGATATGTATAAATTTAAAGAAATAGGCGCCCTTCACGTTGAACTTAGTTCAAATTGTCAAGCCAGTTGTCCTATGTGCGCTAGAAATCATCACGGCGGCAAAGATAATCCCTTGCTCAAAGTTAAAGATATTGATCTTAGATTCTTTATTAGAATGATTCCTAGCAGGCTTGTAGAACAATTACACACTATAACAATGTGTGGAAACTTCGGTGATCCATTGCTTAATAATGACTTACTTAATATTGTCAAATATATTACTATGAACAATCCTAATATTAGGATTGATATACATACTAACGGAAGCCTACGTTCGACTAAGTGGTGGGCAGAATTAGCCGCAGCATTACCCGACAATCATCTTGTACAATTTGGTATTGATGGATTGGAAGATACTCACGCACTGTATCGTGTGGGGACGGACTTTAATAAAATCATTGACAATGCTAAAACATTTATTAATGCTGGCGGCAAAGCTCGCTGGAACTTTATTACATTTAGACACAACGAACATCAATTGGAAACCGCCCGACAGATGGCTAAGGATTTAGGATTTGATAGCTTCTATGAAAAGCAAACTAGCCGCTTTATAGGTAACCCTTGGTTTGATGCTTACGATAAAAATGGGAATGTAACCCATCGATTAGAAAATCCAACGGAACAAAAATTAGTGTTTGTAGATAAAAAGACTGTAGAAAACTATAGAGAATTAGTTGCTAGTGCAACAATTAAATGTGAAGTTGAAGAACTTAATAGTGTATATATAGATGCACTAGGATACCTATGGCCTTGTTGCTTTGTTGGAGCCACTCCATATATACATACAACAGAACAACAACTTGTTCATGATTTTCAAACAGATAGTAAATCAAGCCTTAATAGACTGCTAGAAAAATTTAAAGGTATTGAACAATTAAATTTACGTAAGAGGTCTGTTCAGGAAATAGTAGATAGTCCTGAATGGCAAAGTCAGTGGGACGAATCCTTTGAAGGTGATAAACTACATGTCTGTGTAAGAACTTGTGGTAAGTTTCCCGATGCTGTTATTAGTCAATGCCGCGATCAATTTGTAGACCTGGACACATTTAATGAATAAGGTATTTTGGCTACAGCCCGAAACAACCCAACTAGGTGATTGGCAAAAACAAATTACCGAGCTAACCGGAAGTCCTAGCTTTTGTGTCCTACCGTGGATACATCTGGCCACCCGCCCTAATGGTGATATGCGTATATGCTGTGTGGCAAATGCGTCAGGTGCCGATAGTGGTGAGTACGATGTGGGGCTTGTTAAAAAGGAAGATGGTACTCCTGCTAATTTTGGGCATGATTTGCCCACTGAGGCATTTAATAACAACTATATGCGATCGGTGCGTAAAACAATGTTAGCTGGTGAAGTGCCAGCTAGCTGTTTAAAATGCTATCAAGAAGAACAACAAGGTGTTGCCAGTAAGCGTATCTGGGAAACAGGCACCTGGCATTTACAAGAAAAAATCGATATTAAAGAATTAATTGCAGAAACGCAAGCAGACGGTTCTGTACCTTATAAGTTACAGTATTTAGATCTTCGCTTGGGAAATACTTGCAATCTCAAATGTATTATGTGTAGTCCACACGATAGTAGTTTATGGACTCCCGAACATAAAAAAGTATATCCGCTCTTTCAAAGTCCGTTAATTAAAAAACAAATGGGCTGGGATAAAAAAATGCACAACAACAGCTGGCATGAAAATCCCGAGTTCTGGGAAGAAGTCTATGATCAAATTCCCAACATTAAACAGTTGTATTTTGCAGGTGGTGAACCGTTGCTCATAAAAGAACATAAGGTATTTCTTTTAGAAATTATCAAACGTGGTTATGCTAGCCAAATTAGTTTACGGTATAATACTAACGGTATACTAGTCAATGATGAAATAATTGATATATGGAGCCAATTCCGTAAAGTAAAAGTAGGTGTTAGTTTAGACGGTATAGGACCGCGCGGTGAGTATATACGCTATCCCTTAGATTGGAAGACAGTAGAAGAAAATTTAATTAAGTTAGATAATGCTCCAGACAACATACAGACTAACATTGCCATGGCTGTACAGATACTAAACATTATGCACGTTCCGGATTTTATTAAATGGAAAGTGCGTATGAATTTTAAGAAAGTTAACTTTGATAAGAATGCCGCGGGGCATGTAATGGGTGGAGGTTTAGTAGGTGTACACTTGCTATGGATTCCTACTTGGTTAAGTTTACGTGTATTACCTAAAGAAGATAAGGCAGAAGTACGTGAACTATTTTCTGAACTACAGCAATGGTTATGGGACAACTATACACAAGATGCAGAGTTCTGGGAAGTTAATCCCTATGGATGGCGTCGCTGGGAAGGTATACTAGACTGGATGGACGCAGAAGATCATACTAATTTACTACCAGATTTCCGTGAGTACATTAATACAATGGATGCACAACGTAAAACTGATTTTAAAATTACATTCCCCGAGTTGACACATTTACTATGATTACTCGGATTGAATCAACACAACCCCGTAATAGATTAGAACTTCGATGGGCTTTGAACAACGTTTGTAATTTTAAATGTAGATATTGTTTTCCGGGTAGTAATGAAGGAAATTATCCAAGCCCAACAGATGTTGATTTATTAATTAAAAATTTTAATTACATGCTAGATTATTATAGCAAATATGCCGGTAAAGAAGTATTTGATTTAAAAATACTAGGCGGCGAGCCTACTATGTATAAAGACCTTGATAAATTTATTAGAGGAATTAAAAAAGAACATAATGTATATGTTAGTGTTGTTTCAAATGGATCTCGAACAATACGATGGTGGAAAGAAAACGGTATGTTAATTGATAATTTAATTTTAAGTTATCATCAACAATTTGCTGATTTAGATCATACTATTAATGTTGCTGATATTATTCATGCGTATGGTAAAAAAGTTACAGTTCATGTGTTAATGGATGATCAGCACTGGGATGAATGTGTTGCAAGTGTAAATTATATCAAAGCAAACAGCAAATATCGTTGGATGATTCAAACCAAAGAGTTAGTTTCTACTTCTCGAGTTAACATCTCGTATACAGATAAACAAAGAAACTTTTTTAAATATGAGCTTAAACGATTTCCTAGCATAATATGGATTTTAAAAAATCTTCATTTATTGTTTAAAGGACACGTTAAATTATTTGAAAGCAAATATACAGTTAATGGTAAGAAGCGCCGAGCTACTTCTCAATATTATATAACTACACAAGAAAATAATTTTAAGGGATGGGAATGTGCAATCGGAGTGGAGTCAGTCTATATAGATTTTGACGGTGAGTTAAAAGGTAGTTGTGGTCAATTAATTTTTAATAATACAAGATATAATATCTTAGACAAGCAATTTATTAGTATTTTTAATCCGCAACTATCACCTAGCATCTGCACTATTAATAGATGTGTATGCCCGCCAGAAACACATTTATCAAAGTCTAATCTTAGTCAACGGAATGTCGGCAGCACACGTACAATAATTCCGATCACAGATAATCGGATCTACAGGAATAGTAAAGTTTCCCTGGTAGATATTACCTAAACTACCGCCCACTCGGCAGGTAGCGCGATGTACATCACCATCCCAATTAATCATTAGACTTTCTATCCCGGCGTTGCACGACCAACCCTTGTACTGATTGCGATGCAGTTTAATAACATCGTTGGCATGCTGTGTTATTTGTCCAAACTTATCATCGAGCCAAATAATAACGTTAGGAGCAACTGTTGCTTCACTATCTTTAATCCAATTTAAATCATCTGGGTGATAGCGCATATCATCGAACAAATCGTGATCTCCTTCGGTCCAGCGTATTCTGCGTATAGTGTATGGTACTTTTATAATATCGAGATAATCAGCTGAATCTTTAACATCCTTCATGTGATCATGATGTGCCATTAACTGTAACACTAACGATTTGCTACTATCTTTCAAGCTAGTGGCAGTATGTAAAACTCTCTTAAAATCATATTCAAAGTGTATACTGAATACATATTGATCAACTCGTTGTCGTTGATACCATTCGGGTGTGCGTGTACCATTTGTAGTTACGCTGATCCAACTGATACCGACGTGTTTAGCATAGTTAATTAATTCTTCAAAGTTTGGATGTACTGTGGGTTCCCCACCTGTGAAACTTAGTCGTACAGGTTTGCCTATCTTTACTAATTGATCTACGGTATTCTTTAATATTTCTATATCAGTATGTTTACTATTATTATCATGTATACTGCTAGGACAATAACTACAATCGTAGTTACAACGCTTGCCGAGATTCCACTCGACTTTAACACTATTTTGATGGGGCCAGCGGCTAGTAACTTTAAACATAGTCTTTGAATTCTTGTACTACATCAGTAAATGTTCGGCTGTTTCTAGTTTTATCTAACCGCCGATTAAACTCTACGCAATCTTCCCATAAATCACTAAGATCCTTAGCATTAAGAAAATTAATGTTATCTTGAATTTGTCCTAGTGTGTATTCTAATAGTTCAGGTCGTTCTTTAACTAGTTTGAAATTGGCCACTCGATCTTTAACTGCTTCCAGACGCATGATAGCTAACGATTTTAAGGGAGCAGGTAATACTTGCGCCGATAATAGATTAGGATAACTTACACGATGGGTGTGAAATATAATACCTAACTTGTCTAAAAACTCTTCTATAATCTTGTCTAATATTAGTACGTTACTTACCTGAACAGTACAGGCACCTACTATACGACTAATGTTTGGTATAGATTGTATTTGCCGAATGTTAGTAACCACTTCCTTCCAGCTGGCATTTGATCTTATGTATTCATATACATCACCTATACCATCTATACTTACATTGACCGCTACACTTTTGAACTTGGGCCAGTATTGCCAAACAGTTCTGTTACTCTTGCCTAGCATACTTAAATTAGTAGCGTACTTTATTTCAATTTGATCACCGTACGGAGCAAGCATATCTAATATACGATAGTGCTGTGGATCCATTAAGGGCTCCCCACCGGCAAATTCTACACGACGGAAGTGAGGTAATAGTTTTTCTAGACTAGCCCACCACGCTGGACTATCTTGGAATTTATCTAGATGGGGTTTACTTTCTAAATTATTTTCTTCTACAATAGCATACATTATATTGCTTTCTTTCTTGTAGAACTCTTTAACTTCATTCCAGTCTGTCCAACTAGTGCTATCCATAGGATGACACATACGGCAAGCAAGATTGCATAAGTTGTTTAATTTAAGTTCCATGGTAGGAATCTCAAACGGCATTGTAAAATCGTCTTGTAAACTGTTGAGTGCATCAGGATATAAATTAATCCTAGCTTCTGGTATCTTACCTGCTATATGACGCTGACGTAAACTTTCAACACCTTGATCTTCTAAACTAAAACATGGTTCACACTCGGGCGGACGTTCATCATTGAGCACCTGCTGGCGAATACGTTTGATTGTATTGTTATTCCAAATTTCTTCTAACGATTGTTTATCTATAAATCCAATAGGATGGCTGCGACAGCAGGCGCAGATAGCCCCATCTTCTCTTGTGGCTAATCCTGTAAAAGGATGCATACAGAATGTTTTACTGTTTGGCAACATATCTTATTAGAGGACTTAGTCCCACTGGTTGGTTATCTTTAAGAGCAAGGTAAATGCTCTTAGTTGGTGTTAGATCAAAGTCCTTGCATATCTTATAGTAAGTATCGCCGTAAGTATTCCACAAATAGTCTGGTAGAAGATTACGTAAGAAGTGTAAGCCAATCATCGCAGGTGCACGGAGATTCATATTAAAGTCATTCATAATAGTAACAGCATCTGGATCCTGACTTTTAGTCCAACGCAATCCTACACGATTCCAACCTAGACCCAAACCTTTACTGAGGCTGATACCAACGCTACGAATAGCAGGATGCCCGACATCGAAAACAATATCCCTACAACAAGTAATCCAAGCGCCATCAATATGGACCGGAATTTCTTTATCCAAACATTCATCTAATATCTCCGTCATTTGATCATAGACTGCTCCTGTACCGGGAAAGGGCATGGCAATAATTAACGGTAAGTCTCGACGTAAGTATCCCGGTATACTGTAAACTAAATTAGGATTTAGTCTAGCGTGATATCTATAATCGCCCTTTAGAGTCTGCACAGGCCCTTGCATATAGATAGCATCGATAAATTGTGTACAACCATTTATAATATCAACACGGTCAAATTTATCAAACCCAGTGATATTATTAAGTTTACTGGCAAATAACCATGCCGTCATTTCTTTTTTAAAATTGATATAGACTTGATCAGTAATGTCTTTATCCAGGACTCCGTTTAATACATCTTGTTGCAGTTGCTCAATCCTAAGATCAGATAATGGTTGAGGACGATCTATCTCTAGCCATTTGGAATCATATGAAGGAGCAACACGTTGTGGTTTCATGAATTATTTACACTATAATACTAGCACATAAATATTTCATGCTAGAGCTCACTGATTATACTATATCTAACGAATTATTACAAGAGGCAATTAGTCTATTGCCCAAAATAGATGCACGGTTAGCTCTTAATCAACCTAGTGCTAGATTCTTTAAAGATCCCTGGAAAATAAAACCAGAGTTTAAAAACACAGTTTGGGAACAGATTCTAGATAGTATTGCTTGCGATAAAGGAGAAGCCAGACTAATTAAACTATCTCCGGGTGAGGCATATCCTAGTCATGCTGATATGGATGATCGATGGCATTTGTCTATTTGCGGTAATCATTCATATCTAATAGATTTAGAAAATAATCAAATGTTTCAAACTAAAGTAGACGGCTGTTGGTATAGTATGGACGCCGGAGTAAGACACACTGCTGCTAATTTTGGCAGCGAAGATAGATTGCAGTTAGTGGTCAGGAAGTTACTACCGACTAATATTCTTAAAGATCCGATTGATGTACATATTACGCTGAAAAATATCGTAGCAGATCGTAGATTTTTATTTGATGATATTATTAGCCCGTGGTTGAATAGAGCGTTCAAACGTGGTATTGTTAGTGACTTTGATGGTCAAGATCTAATTGCAAAACTTACCATAGAAGTAGACTGCTTAGATGAGTTAGATGCGTTGACTAAAGATTATTTTATACTAACAATAGATGTATGAATACAGATAATTGGAATCCCTTTTATAAAATCAATCCAGAAGATAATAATCTGATTGAAACTAATTTAATATATACTCCTCTAG